CTACAGTTGTAATAAAACTGTGTTAAATGGTAGTTTTTTGATTGATTTAGTTATTGTAAATAACTTCTGGGTAATTTAATTTAAACTCGTGATAGTTGATATGTTTGAGATTGGGATGCTGATACCCCAATTGATCAGGCACAAATGCACCATCTTCAATAACTCTAACAAACTTGATTTGTCTAAATTCTTTGATAACTTTTTCAGTTTGACTCAACCAGTTGCCGTGGAATGTAGGAGCATCTGTGCTTTTCTTGTAGTTGAATGTGTCTGCATACACATTATTAAATTTTCCAGCAGCTCCTTGATAATCAAACCCTAATATATAGATAGTTTGATAGGTGTGTGTGCTAGCAAACCATAATGCAGTGGGACCACTGCTCCAACCTTTGTGCGGGCTAAAAAAATTGATATTTGCTTTTGATGTTATGCCTTTGTTGGAATTGGTCCATACTTGGTGTGTTCTGTGATAACCTGAAGCTATGATTTCATTCACCATTTTGACATCAACTGCCACTAGATAATCTGGGGCAAATTCGCGATACAAGGCGTTGCAACCGTATACGGTACCGCGTTCTTGAAAGTTTCTAGGATCTACGTTTAGTCTGCTTTTGCCGTTGCCTAGTACAAAAGCTACATCATTCCGCTGGTTGCGCGGCTTCAACTGGTGTTCCATACATTTGTCTTATGAATTCTTGTTCTGATTGTTCTTCAAATTCGTGTGCTTCACTTTGTTGACGCAGTTGATTTATTTGTCTAAGTGTTAGTCGAATTTTTCTGGTATCGCTTTTTTTAACCACAGAAGAATCTCTGGAGCTGTCGTATCTACGATCAACTGCAAAATCATTGTTGTTGTCGTTGAAATATAAAAATTCTAATAGGAGCATATTGTATTTATATTTTAGACTGCTGTAGGTACGGCCTGCTCGTCGGGTGCTGCTGCCTGCTGTTCAGCTGCTGCAGCCATAGCTGGATCAGCTTCTTGATCTTGTGCTGTGGCTTCTGCTCCTAATGTGCCTGGTGTAATGCCTATGCTACGCATTTCACTACTAGCATCGGGAGCTGGTTTTAGATTACCGCCGTTTTCTTCTCTCCACATACGTTCGTTTTCTTTGATTTCTTCTTCTGATAGTCCCAAGAATCTTTTTAGAGCAAAACGCTTGCTGAGGTGCGGCATCTCTTGAACCTGCGAAAATATTGCTGCCCTAGTAGTGTCTAGTTCAGCTTGACGATAGGCTGCAAAATTCTGTGGCTCGTTGAATTTTAATTCAAATAAACTGGAATCAATGTTGATGCCATTGTTGTTCATCCAAAATTTAAATTCGACATCAAAAGTTTCTACTACCATGGCCTGTAGACGTTTGCAGTATTCATTGAATCTCAGTTCTTGAATGTATGCTGTACCTACTTTTCCATCTGCTAGGCTGTTTGGGGCTTCATCAACTGCTGTAGGCAAATATGCACTAGGAATTCGTAGAGCTCGAAACAATTTGTTAGTAAAATAACGCAGGTCAGTGATTTCACCTAGATTGGTACCACCCGGTAGTGTTTCTACTTTTGAACCACGACCTTCTGCTGTCTGCGGGAAAAAATAGTCTTCACTTGCACTAAGTGGATTATAACTGGCATCAACCATGTTTTGTCCACCGCCTGTACTACTAGGAATGCGTCTTTGCTGTATTTCGTTTTTGACACGTTCAACAAAGCTCATGGCCATGTGTGCCGGCATATTTCCAACGTCCACATAGAAAATACGTCTTTCTGGAGCACGTTGTATACGATAGATAATGATAGCATCTTCAAGCAATTCTTTCTGCTTGTAGACTTTGAACACTGATTCTAATAGACTATTACCAAAAGGATAGTTATTATCTAAGCCTTCACTGAGTGTGATGTGTACCACGTGTTTGGCATCTACTGTAACTTCATTAGTTTGATTGTGGAACCTAGTGCCTGGTGGTTGTGCGACTGAGCCAACCATACCACGACCTAATCCACCGCCACTGGAATAGCTGCTTGTACCGCTGGGCGCAGTGTTGGTTGTGTTGTGAGGAGTAGTTGCAATTAATTCTTTAAAATTAAAATTAATGTCTTTAATCACATACTGTTCAGGTATCTTGCCTTCACTTTCATTCACAATAATTTTTGTAACTTTGGCTGCATCTACAAACAACCATTTTTGTGTTTGCGGATCTCTAACGAAAAAACAATCTCCGTACTTGAATGTGTTCCGCACGATACGAAATATTCTTGTTTCAAATTGTTGTTGCTTTGTCCACTTTTGTAAGCTGTCTTTTAGTAATTTTACTTCAGTTGAGGTAGGTTTACCTTTGAAGTAAAAATGAAATGGTGTGGCATTTTCTTTGTCTTTTTGTGTGCAGAATTCTGCAAGTATGTCTAGCGCAGCATTGACTTCTGAATCCATGTCCATGGTGTCGTACTGCATATATCGTTCAACACGATTGGGACTTCCTGCATAAACATCTGGTAGAAAACTGGAGTAGTTTGCACGGGCTGGACCTGGTCGACCGCCGCCGATAGGACTCATAGATCCTGTTTGATTTTCTATTTTTACCGGTGTAAAGTACTTTTTCCAGCTCATTGTTCTTCCAAATTATACAGGTGATTTAAACATATCACCAAAACTAAATCCTTTTTGCACACGTAATTGATCACTGTTGATATTGGCCAATTGACCGTTAATAGATATTAGTTGATCCATCTTGTTATTTAACGAAGATAGCAGTGATACTGAATCTTCTTGACCAAGTGATTGTTTGCCAATATTACTAGCTTCTGTAGTAGAAGTAGATTCCTGTGTTGTCATCTGCAAATCTGTTTTTTGTTTGGAATTAGTTTCTAATCCCGAAACACTGCCAGCAACATTATCCATAACAGATTTATAGTCTGGCATACTAACTGAAGATTTACCACCTGCTGACACAGAATTTTGAATATCATTGAGATATGACGCAGGATCAAATCCAGCTTGCTGACTCAATTGATCTAGCACATTTTTTCCTAGATTGCTAAAAGTCACAGGAATTTTTTTACCGTCGGGCAACGGCACCACAGCTTCGGCACCATGTAATTCAGCATCAAATCCACTAGTTGGTCCCTTGACAATTCCTCCGTTTTTAGCAGAAGGTTTACCTGTATCCGGACTAGTTTCTTTTCCGCCTGCTCCAGCAACTTTTACAGATTTACCGGGCGCTGCTGGATTGTCAGGGGATCCACCTCGAGCTTCTTTAGCTTCTATGTGCCATGCTTCTGCACTTATAGGTCGAGCAAAACCAAATTTTTCAAATAGGCCTAGTCCTACTGCTTTGTTGGCATCTGCAGAATTTATGTCAAAAGCCAAACCAACTTCGTGCTTACTGCGTCCTGGAGGAGCTGCTCTTGGCGATCCATACTTTTTAAACAATTCTGCTTGTTCTTTAGAATCTCTATAGGCAGTATTGACCTGAATCTTTTGACCGGTGGTATTGAAATATTCCGATGCCATTCCGGCAAGACGCTTTTGAACTCCAGGTTCTAACCCTTGTAGATTTACTCCGGGCTGAAGTTTTAGATACTTTGATAGGTCGCCAACATCAGCCTGCATGCTATCTGGTGATGGTCCTGACGGTTGTTTGTCTCCTACAGCTGGTAATTTTGGACCACTGAGATCTCCACCGGCAGAGCCTCCCCCACCACCTCCACCACCTCCAGACGATGGTGCAGCGGCTCCGGCAGAGCCACCTCCACCGCCACCACCGCCACCACCACCCGAAGCTTTTCCAGCTCCTGCGCCACTTCCACCGCCACCACTACCTCCTGCGGTTCCGGGAGCCGATTTAAGTTTGCCAGCATTTTTATCAGCTTGTTCTTTTTCTTTCTTTGAAGTGTCTAGCCGTTTTTGTGCAGCATTTAAGGATTCTAGTGCTGATTTCTTTTCTTCATCAGTTTTAGCAGCTGCATATTTTTTCTCAGCTTCTTGAATTTCTGTTCTTGAAGAAGCTAATGCTTTTTCTTTTTCTTGTTGCTGTTGTGCCGCTTTAATATTGTTAGCAAAGAATCCGTTTTGTTGTTCGCTAAATGATTTTAGCATGGCCTGTGGGCCGGACATATCTACTTCTTTATCTTCTTTTTTAGCTTCAGCTGCTTTTTTTTCAGCTTCTGTTCTTTTGTCAATAGCCCCTAGTTCAATTTGCTCTTTGCGTTTTGATCTTGCCTCATCACGCTTTAATTTTTCATTTTCTCTAGCTTCTTGTTCTTTTTTATCTTTCTCTTGATTGGCTTTCATGCGATCGCCCATCTTGTTACTGAGCTGTTCTCTTTTATTACCTTCATCTTTTATCTGTTGATCAATTCCTTTAAGGGCTTCTTCAAAGTCTCCTCGCATTCCAGGAATTTTATTCAACAAGCTAAAAAGTCCACTTTGGAATTGCAAGAACACTGTTTTAAGTAAACTGCCAACAAAACTTGCAGCATCGCTTATCACAGTGAGGTCAACTCCAAATTTCTTAGCAGTTATAATTAACGCTGCAACTGCTGCTGCTACCGCTACAAAAGGCCAAACTACTGCCAGTATAGGAGCCACAGTGGCCCATACTGCTGATGCCATTGCAAACAGCGAGAGCCCAGCAGCGGCAGATGCTACAGCTTTAGCGTTGTCAGCTATTGCACTGGCCCAGGCAGAAGCAGTAGCCACTACTTTGGCGGCAGTTAGACCAACAACAGCACCTACCAAAATAGCCAACATAGGTTCTAGATTGTTGTCAATAAAATCACTAACCATATAAAGAGCAGGTTCAAGTACTCCGGTTATAACATTACCTGCACCTTGCATTATGGGACTTAATACACTGCCAACTATATTGCCTAATCGTTGTAGTATTGGAAGAACTCCGTCTTGTATCCAATAGCCCAACACTTGAATTGCTGGTACTAGTGTACCTGTAATAAATGGTGTTACAGATTTTAACACACCTGCAAACACATTAAACACAGGTACTGCTACAGCCATGACAAAAGTACCTAGTGTTTCAAAAGCACTCATCATAACATCAATTAGGCCACTGTTGGCCAAGAAGTTGGTAAATGCGTTGCTGAATTCAGCTAGTTTCCGTTTAGATTTTTCTAATGCTTCTGCCTGATTGGCTTTGTTTGCCACTTCGGTTTGTTCTTCTGTAGCTTGAGCTAATCCATTAATCTTTTGTCTTGCTAACTCAGCACCACCGGCGTAGGTGTCTCCCATTTCTTTGTTGAACTGTCCAACACTTTTTAGAGTCTTATTACGTTCTCTTGCTTCTTCAATGGCCGAGTTTCTGGTGGTATTCATGGCCTCTTTGTTAATTTGGCCGCCCGCCTGCAATGTGCGTCCGTGTGCCTGCATCTGGCTGGCCAATTTGGGATACATGGCTGCCATTTTTACGCCTTCTTCAGAAGTAATGGTGCCGGTGGCCAACATATCTTTAATGGCGCTTTGTTGTGCTTTGGGGAAACTCTGTATGTAAGTCAACATATCTGATCGTTGCTTTTCATCTAGATGTTGCATAGCAGCTTCTACCTGTGCATCTTTGGCCAATTTTTCTCTTTCTTTGGCCAGGTCCTCTCTATTTTGTCCTGTAATCTTGGACAGTCCATCTAGCTCTTTCATGTAGGTGGCAGCACCCTGTGCCAGTTGAGTAGTACTGGCACCTTGTAGTCTGCCGCTAGATCCCATTGTAGCTAGGTAGCCAGCCATTCCTTTGTTGATACCTTCAGTGGAATATCCCAATCGCAACAGTTCATCACCTAGGCCACTCTGTTTCATTTTTTTGCCAAGGTCAGCAAATCTTTTAGCTCCATCTTCTGTAGTTCCACCTAGTTCGGCCATGGCCTGGCCGTTGCTAGATACAATCTTAGCAAATTGGTCTACGGTCAATCCTGCACCGGAAGCAGCATTGGTCATTGCAGTCATACTGCCACCAAATGTGGCACCAACGCCGGCTAACGCCTGAAAAGACCCCAATTGTTTTTCAGCGGCTGCGGCCACTGCACCAAACACTCCAGCAAGTAATCCACCAACTACTGGTATTGCATTCATTGTTTCTGCAGCAGCACTAAGGCTGTTGCCTACACCAGCAAATCGATTTATTAAATTAGTTGCACTACCGGCAAGTCCTAAAAAACTACCAGTAACTTCACCTGCCCTAGTGGTCATTATATCAAACCCACGAGCAGCTACACCTGTGGCTACTCCCAGTGTATATAGACCCTTACTGCTTTTTCCTGTTTGTTGTGTCTGTTGCTGTTGAGCTTTATTTGAGGCAGCAGATGCTCCTGGTGCACCTCCTGGTGCTCCCCCAGGTGTCTTTCCAGGTGCCTTTCCAGGTGGTTGTTTGCCTTGAGCTGATTTCAATTGCTTCTGGATGCCCTGCATCACTTTCAACAATTCTTCTAAAGTATGTTCTGATGCGGCATTTTCAGCAAGTATTTTGCCAATGCCAGGGATGTCAATTTCTACTTTTTGAGCCATTTATTTTTTCCGGAAAAACTGCGTATATAAATAAGATACCGTTAATAGTATTTATTGGAGATCAAATCTATGGAAAACAACCAGCCCCCACAGCCCAAGAAGACCCTGTTGTCCAATTGGTACAGACAGCCTAAAATCTATATTAGGTTGCCTTCTAAGGGAGAATACTATGCCAAAGATGCTTTGGACGTAAGCATCACAGGCGACTATGCTGTGTATTCAATGACTGCTAAAGATGAACTGATGTTTAAAACTCCAGATGCATTGTTGAACGGACAAAGCACTGTAGAAGTGGTCAAAAGTTGTATTCCTGCAATTCAAGATCCGTGGAAAATGCCCAGCATCGATGTTGATGCGGCATTGGTGGCTGTGCGTATTGCAACCTACGGTGAAAAAATGGAAGTCAGTACAAATTGTCCTAACTGTAATGCAGAAAATGATTATGAAATCAATCTCAACACGTGGTTGGAAAAATTAAATCAATTTCAGTTTGATCCCAAGGTTGTTATAGATCCATTAACTGTTTATGTTAGACCATATACCTATCTAGAGATGACACAGACTAGTCTTAAGAGTTTAGAACAGCAGCGTATCTTTGGAGTGATCAACGACGAATCACTTAGCGACGAAGAAAAATTAGATAAGTTTGGCAAAAGTTTTAGCAAACTCACACAACTAACAGTTGATGTAATTGCTCAATGTGTAGCACAGATAGAAACTCCAGATGGTGTTGAAACAGATGAAACTGAAATAAAAAACTTTATTCACAATTCACCCAAAGAAATTTTTAATGCCATTGCAGATCATGTTCAGGCATTAAAAAGCAAGATTGATATTCCTGCTCAAGAAGTCAAGTGTACTAGTTGTGAAACAGAATTTCTGATGCCAGTGACAATGGATCAATCAAATTTTTTCGCGGTAAGATCTTAAAACTTTCCGTACCGGAGATCTTACTAGAAGCCGAAAAGATGGAAAAAGAGGTACGGAAGATTAAGAAAGAAGCACTACAAATGGCTTGGTATATGCGTGGTATGAGCTATGCCGAAGCCATGAATCTCAGTTGGGATGAAAGAGAAATCATCGGTGAGATTATTAAAGACAATCTAGAAACTACAAAAAAAACAAACTTACCGTTTTTCTAAAACTTTACTACCATTGTAGTAGGTGTACGTCCGTCGATGTCCGTCGGCAATTTTTCAGTTTTATCTATTCCCTGTAATATAGCGTTATCCCAATCTGAGTCTCCGCTGGATCTAGTTAATTGTTTTTCAAGAATAGTACCATCGGGCTTAGATTTAATTCGAACTGTAACAGGTCCAGCACTTGGTTGTTCAGCAACATTAGACATAACGCTTGCCTTTATTTTTTCCGTGTAAGCACTAGACAGCGATGGCAATTTTAATTTTGTATCTGATGCTGGTTTTAATTTTGTATTTGGTGATACATCATCTTTGTTGTCGCCTTTAAACAATGTATCATAGGGATTGTCTAAACCTCTTTCCAATCCGGCTAAAAATCCATCTCGTCTAGGAGCCTCATTTATACCGGTTGATTTTTCTAAAATTAGTTCTCGAATTTTCATTTTACAATCTTTATTTTTTTCTAAAAAGACTGAATCCTTCGAGTACTAGACTACCAGTGTTTATTTTACCAGCTGTCTGTGCTTGTTTGGCCATTTGACCAAATGCTCCTGCACCTGCTGTTTTAGAAGAAGATGCTGCTGTGCGTTTAGCACGTTTAGCAATAGCGCCCGGTGTTTGACTTACTTGTCCTGCTACTTTACCACCTGTTTTCGTAGGTGCGGCAGGTGCTGCTGTTGGATCAGCCGATGGCGCTGCTGCTGGTTCTGCGGCAGGTGCTGCATTTGGATTTCCAGGTTTAGCTGTGTTTGTTTTGCTTACCGGTGCATTAGCCATAGTGTTTGGTGCTGCTCCTTTGGCTAGTTGTCCCGCCATAGCACCCATTGCTCCACCTGCTGCTGGCGCATCGGCTGCTGCTGGCGCTGCCATTGACTTTTGCAACAACTGTAGAATACGTTGCTTGCCTTTCTTATCTAGCTTATCAATATTTGCTTTCACTTGAGTGTACATTGTTTGACCAGCCTGTGCTTGATCTTGACCTGCAAGTGCTGCACCAGTTTTAGCAGCTGCAACTTTAGATGCACCTTGTAATGGTTTTGCGGCTGCTGTGCCTTTTGGTCCTGCCTTGTTGATATCTGTGGCACTAGGCGGTGTTGTTGCGCCTGCCGCTGGTGCTGCTGCTGGTGCTGCTCCGCCTGCTGCTGGTGCTTCGTCATCTGCTTCTGGATCAGTTACTGCTGATATTCCTCGAGATTGTCCAGCTTTAACACCTGCTAGAAATCCTTTGGGTTTAGCGGCAGGTGCTCCGCCTGCTGCTGGTGCTGGTGCTGGTGCTGCTCCCGCTGCTGGTGCTGCTGCCGGATCATCGCCAGCACCGCCTACAGTGGCTTTACCTGCTTGAAATCCTTTTTTCACTGCTGAACCAAGTCCTGCTACACCACCAGCTACTGCTCCAACACCTTTGGCCAACGTACCAACACCTTTACCTACAGCTGTCCCAATCTTATTTAAAAGAGGACCTTCATCAAGTTGATGTGATTCAATTAATATTTCTTGTATTCTCATATCATGCTTTTCCTAGTTGTTTGGTAAGATGTTGTATCATGCGTTGCCGATCTTTAGTATTTAACTGCATAATTGATTTTTTAATTTCTGCATAACCGCTAGTCGCAGCAGCCGGAGTTTCGGCTGAACTTGTGGTGTCTAGTTTCATATCAGTATAAACTTTGTTAACAATGTCATCTGATATTTCCATACTGGTTAAAAACTTTTTTAATTCTTCGGAATCTGTTGGTGAACCGTCTAGTTTCCATCCAGCCAATAATTTTTCATAGGTAACTTTGTTAGTGATGTTCTGTCCAACACGGCTAATACCTTTACCTACTGCTGCTGCACCTTTTTTAATCCAATCCATAGGACCTTCATTTAGCTGTTCCGTAGTTGAAATTTTCTTTAATAATAGATAAACCTGACCTTCGCTTAATGGGCGAGTCTGCACATAATAACTTTCTTTCTTTTCAGTTCCTGTTGAAGCAGCTACAGCACCTTGACTCATTGCTTGTCCTGCTTTGGCCATACCGTCGATCCAATTCATTAGACCGTCGTTAGCTAATTGATCAGACCTTGCTCCTGCTAGAATATCTTTCATAGCTGATTTGTAATCAGCTGATTGAATTTCTCTAGCTATTGTTCTTAGCGTATCGAATCCGCCTGCTTGGCCGTCTCTGATTGCCTGCATGGCTTGATTAATAGCTTCTTGATCTGAAGGAAATACTGTAACATTAAATCCCTGCACCATTTCTTCAGAACTTATTCCAGGAGCCGTTAGTGTTCTAGTGGCTCCGTAGGTAACTTTTGCTAATCCAGATTCTTCTGCTCCAGGAATAGGTATAGAGTCTGCCCTCATTCCACCTACAAACTTGCCAAGTACTTCAAATGCTTTGCCGGATAGATAACCCAGTGCTGCTGTCTTGATACCTTTACCAACTGCTGTGCTGAGTTTTTCACCTTTGATCAGTTCGGCGGCACCGCGTAGCACTTGACCGGCTATGGCACCACCAACCGGACCTCCTGCTAAGGAAGCAAGTGCAGTTAGCACACCAATAATTGCTGCACTCTTGCCTGGATTTTCTTTCATCCAAATGCCTAAATCCGAAATACCGTCTAGCAGTTTTGAATCAGGAAATTTTTTATTAATATCATTCTTGAGTTTTTCAAACTTTTGATCTGCCATTTTAACAGGAGTTGTATTCTGTAGCCACTTACCAACATTATTAATAGTATTGTTGACCTGTTTAACACCATCTACACCAAGTCCTGCAAGAGTTCTATTATCGCCGCCTGCAACAGCAGCTTGTTCAATATTTTTAAAGATTCCTTTAACTTGATCAGCTGTTAGACTTGCTTCAATTAAAGGCACAAATTCATTGTAGATACCTTCTACAATAATCCGTTGACTTTCAGTCAACCCGTCACAGCTTTCACGAAGTAATCTACGACCTTTGTGAATGTGGGATTCCATTAATGTTGCAATTCTCATTTTTATATCCAAGACTTAATTGTTATTTATTACAGCTATGAGCTAAAGCTCATATTCGTTTTCGCTTATCGCTCAACGAATTTTCTTTCTCTTAACATTGATTACATCAAGTGCGAAGCACTTTAAATATTATCTAGATTGTTCAGTCACACTTAGCCCTGACGGGCTAAAAATGAACATTATCTGAGTTGCACAATGTCACATAGCGTTACAGCATTACCAAGGCGGTCGTCCGGTACCTTTAGCTGCGTCTTAATACGACGGCGAGTCTGCAAATATACGCTAACATACTTACAGCCGTGGGTTCTTCACCCTCTTTTAGCCTTGAATAACTTTTTCTTGTACAGTAAACCGGTTCCGTAGGCATATCCGATCATGGTCCTGTTAAGGATACTACTGTACAACCCCTCCACCAAGTAGGGAATTCCATTGACTGCGATCCGAGATCCAGCTTTAAGGGCACACTAACAACGCCGGTGCGGGCTTATTTGGCAGTCTTTTGCCTGGATTTATTGAGCCTAAGTGTGCCTTGCGGCAGTGTCTGTCTATTACTTTTTGGGTTTTTTGAGGATGTGTGAGCCGTGAACTCGAACCTGTATGTGACCGTTGTACCAGTCAGTTGATTCTAGAACTTTGTGTTTAAATTGTTCTCTTGCCTCGATGTAGCTGCATTCTGATTTGTTTTTGCAGTAGAATAGTATTTCTCTGGTGAAGTTTTCTTTGCCTAGTGACTGTATGTCTGCTGTCAGCGCATCGCTAGAACCATAATAGTCCTTCCAGTCGCTTTCAATCTTGCCTCTAATTTTCTTTTTCTTCTTTTTGCCGTTCTTCAAAGTCACTGTTTTATAAGTGGTCTTTGCAAATTTAGCTAGTTTTTTGCCTATGTATTTTCGCCCAGAGACGACATTTGTAATAAGATATACGAATCCGATATACTCTTCTGAGATTTCTTCAACGATTTTCTTCTTATACAACCATGTCATCCCTTATGTATCTTAGGGGGCCTTCCAACCATGCCTTTTCTGGCTTGTTTACGTGTTTCTCGCTTTGTCTGTATTTCTACTCGTCGTATGCTGGCCTGATCTCTAATTTCTGATAGTGCGTTTCTTGCCTTGATGCCTGCTTCGTCTGAATTTTTATATTCAAAACGATCCTGCCATTTGAAATATTCCTGAAAGGCCCGGATCATTTTATCGTGTGCTTCTGTGGTCAAGCAACAATCTCCACATCGTTGCTATAGCTTGTAAATCCGTTCTCCTTGATAACTTTGAGCACGTGATTAACACGACTGGTTAAGTCATCTCTATGCGAGATTAAGAAAACATTCTTGTTGCGTTCACGGGTCATTTTCTTTAGTACTGCAATACTTGATTCAACTCCGCTGGCATCCATACCCGAATCTACAAGTTCGTCAATGAACAATAGATTAATGGCCTGATATAAGTTTTCCCATACATCACGGAACGCCCACGACAATGATAAAATCAATCTGTTACGTTCACCTCTGCTGAGATTGTCAAAGTCTAAGTCTTGACCTAACTGTGTAATAATCACAGTAAGATCATTCTGAAACTCCACAGTGTGCGGTAAGCCAATCTTGTCTAGATAATAGGTCAATCGTTGATTGAGATAGGCCAAGTTTTGATCAATTATGCGTTTACGAATAAAACTGTCTTTGTTGGTCAGTAACTTGTGCAAAAACTCCTGATGATCTTTGATTCTAATTATCTCATTAAGATTGTCATAGTCAATGACTTGTAATGCAGTATGTTTTAATTCTTCAATCTGTTCAAGATAGGGATTGGTCTCGCCTGCTTTGATTTCTAGATCACGTTCAAACCCACTGAGTGTATTTTTGTGATTCAATGCCTGTTCTAGATTGTCGTAGATCACTGCGGGCATTTCACCTAGTTCACCTAACTCTTTAACAGCATCAGTATGTTCTAACAATTGTGTATTAGTTGCTAATGCCTGCAAAGCAGTTTCTTGCAGATCTTTGCGTTTCTTTTCTAATAACGCTACCTGTTTGTCATCGTGAAAACCTTGTCCGCAGCTATGACAGGTATGATTTTCTAAACTAGCAATATCTGCTTTAAGTTTATCCATCTCTTTGATTTCTCTAGCTTCGTCTAGCTCGCACCGTTTGATCCAGCTAGTGAGATCGTTGATAGCCTTACGTTTCGTGTTGTAGACATCTAATGCTCTATGTGCGGCAATTTCTTGATCGATATCTATGTCTAGAAGCTTTTCAATGGCTCTAGCAAGATTAGTGATGCTGGTTTCATTTTGCTCTTCCCACATCTTTTGTTTACGTTCTAGCGACTCTATGCTTTGTTGTATGCGGTCGTTGGATATTTTTATAGTTTCGATCTTGGTATTTTCTGTAACTATGGAATCCTTGCTGATCTTGATTAATTCTTTAAGAGACTCGGCTTTTTCGCTCAACAAGGTAATACCCAGTAGCTGTTCAATGATGGCTCGTTGATCCGCAGCCTTCATCGACAGAAACGGTTCTGTGTAAGTGTTTAAGGCCACAAGATGTTTAAACATGTCATGAGTCATACCAAATACATCTTCGATGGATTTTTGTGTTTCTCTTGAATCGCCTTGGCTTTCGTCTTGATCTAGATTTTCTTGTTCTCGTCCATTAACAGTAAACTTTAGAACATTGGGCTTACGACCTCTTTCTATGTGATAGTCAACACCGTCTTTTTCAAAACTCATAGTAACCAACATGCCTTTGCCGTTGATTTTGTTTACAAGATTATCTTTCTTGATATTGGTTAGAGCGTTACCGTAGATAGCATAGCTCAATCCGTTGATGATGGTGGTCTTGCCTGTACCATTTCGAGCACCGCTATCGTCACCGCCTAGATCTAGATTCTCTCCTAGCACTAGAGTTAGTTGTCCTCGATCAAAATCGATGGCCTGTGTTTGTGCGCCCACACTCATGAAATTGCGCACGGTTAAATTCTTAATCTTAATCATAGATCGTTGTATATCTCCAACAGCAGACTCTTTTCAAAGGTACCACTGTCAATGGCGTTTATCTGATTCATCACAATGGTGTCTACACTTTCAAAGTTAATATCAATAGGAGTTGAGTTTGCATCAACTTCAACTTTTTCCGGAATCAACATAAGCTCTCGCAGTTTATACTGCGGCATAAATGTTTCTTTGATGAAATTGGCTTCTTCAAAACTGATAGGTAAGTCAATGGTCACACGACAGTGCATACGTTCTCGTAGCAATTGATCCGGCTTATCGATAATTTGACTCAACTTATATGTCCTAAAGGTAGGCTGACCAGGCCAAGACTTAAACTTAGGCTCTCCTCCCCATTCTAACATCATCATACCACGATCGTCGTCACCTGCATCTGCATAGTTGTGAGGAAAAGCATTGCCGATGTAATGAATATTTCTACTGTGTTGACGTTTGTGAAAGTGCCCTGTAAACACATATTCTTGATTTACAAAATGTCCAGACTGAATAGTTCCGTGATCAGGCATCTGTATCATAGCATTCATATAAAAGCTGGGCAATTCTAAATGTCCAAACAGATATCTGCTTTTGATGTTAGGAATATCTCGCCACTCATCGGCAACTAGCCAAGGCATAATAGTTACATCGCCTAGAGTTAGCGTTTCCCTAATCGGAATAATATTAGGAAACAGGCGCATAAACTCTACGGAGTTAATCTCACGTTTGTCCTTGTAGAACAGATCGTGATTGCCTAGAATGAAATAGACTTTTTCAAACGATTGACTCAGCTTCTCTAAGTTGCTGACAGTATAGTTCATAGTACTAACGTCTGTAGTACTACGATTATGATGCCAGTCACCTAGAAAGATTGCAGTTTCACAACCCTGTGCTCGAGCAGTATCGCAAAACCAAGAAACAAAATCTTCACAGTCTTGATTGTGTGTGCGACTGCCACCTTTTAGTCCAAAATGTATATCAGTAAAACAAGCAACTTTTTTAAATAGATTCATATAACTATTTTACAGTATTTTTTATAAAAGATCAATCCCAATCACTACCATCCACTGAACTGGTACTCACAGCACCACTGACTCCGTTTCCACTATTCTGTCGAGTCCAACTTGGATTCATTCCGTTCATTTCTAAAATATCATCTCGAATATTTTGATTGCGTTTTTCTATGTTAATGATTCTAACAAATGAGTTGGTAACGGCAGCTGTATAATAGGCAAACGGATTGTCTGATTTTGATTCATCAAACTGTAGACCGATCTGTGTTAACTGTAAAATAGCTTGTCCACGCATTTCATCGTTGTAGGTATATCCTCTAACATTGCCACGAGTGGCATATCGTTCACATAATTTAATAAACATACGAGCCAGATTGTTGGTCATTTGACCGTGTTCTTTGTTAAACACTCCATCAAGCAATCCGCCCTTCCAATGGCTTTTTCCCACACAGATTAAATTGTCGTTGTCGTCGAACTTCCAATGTTGGAATGGTGGAAAATTTACTTTGTCGTGACTGTCGGCAGTATTTTTCAAAGTCTTTTTGCGTCCCGGCGCCAGCGGAATATGATCAAAGGTCATCACACGAAATACCAAATCCTGCTTTTGTACCTTGCGATAGTCTACTTCAAATTCTTTAATGGATATTTTCTTACCACCAGCAATTACGGCCGCTTCGTGAGCCTGCTTTGCTATTTTTACAGCCCTATTTCTTTTGGCCTCGGCCACAGTTCTCACATTGATTTTTGCAAGATTAACAACAATAAGATCGTATTCACTATATTCGGGCAGAGTAAAACTACAGTAAGTATTTTTACTAAGGTGTATTTCCCTAAGCAAATCCTTGTTGGTAAGGTATTTAATCTTGGGTGGTTGGGCAATGATAGTCATTAAGTGTTATTCCTTTTAGTAATATAATAGCACATTTTATAAAGAATAAATAGACAAAACGGATATTAATTATGCCATTGTCTATAAACCCAATACAAAATCTTGCATCAAACATTAGCAGTGAGCTAGGTAATCTAGCCAATGCTGCAAATCAGTCTGCTGGTAATTTCAGTATGCCTAATACAAGTCTTGCTAAACAAAGTCTAGATGCCACTGTCAATAGACTAAGTGGCGGATTTGGCAGTAGTTTAAATGGCATTACTGGAAAATTAAATTCATCTAGTGTTAGTAATTTATCCGGAACTGTGCAAAATTTTGCACAAAACGGTTTAACATCATTGTCCGATGCTGCCAGCAGTTTTGCCACAGCTGGAAAGAGTGTTATTGACAACATTGCATCAGGTGGCAACATTGCTGGATTAGCCACTGGATTATTGAACGGTGCCGGACAACAAACCGCTGCCGCATTGGCAAGTATAGGACTTGATTTAATTAGTGCTGCTAGAGCAAAAAATATTCCTAGCACAGCCACCCTAGCACTAGGCGAAGAAGCTTCGGTGGTGCAGATATATCCCAGCAATGAAGGTGATTGGCGTATAAGAATTGATTCAATGTTTGGTGAAATTATTTTTCCAACAACACCTTCTTTCAGTCTATCAAACAAAGCAAATTACAATAATCAAGATTTGGTTCATGCAAATTATCCCCATCCTGTTTATAAAAACAGTACTTCAGAAGATATTTCAATCAGCGGCGAGTTTCCAGTCGAAACCGAAGAAGATGCTCGAGATTGGTTGCGTACCATTGCTCTAGGTCGCGGCCTTACCAAAATGTTTTATGGGAACAGTTCTCCGCAAGGAAATCCTCCTCCTATTTGTACCTTGTCTGGATATGGTGCAGTATTAAAATATATTCCTGTGGTGATAAAATCTTTTCAGGTTGATTTCAAAGATGATGTTCACTATATACTTGCAGCTGGCGCATCCATACCTAGATTAAGCACTATACAAATTACTTGCCAGCCTGTATACAGTAAAAGTAGTCAAAGAGGCTTTGATCTCGAAGCGTATATCAACAACGGCGGCAATATTCCTTTTTAATATATGGCAATTTATAAAAAAACTAGTCCTTGGTACATAACCAAACAAAATACACTTTACTTGGAATTATTGACTCTAAGAACCATTCCAACTTCTGATGATGATTTTAAATATGTCATTGAAAATCAATACAGACATCGTCCTGATCTATTGGCATTTGACCTTTATCAAGATGCAAAATTATGGTGGGTGTTTGCACAAAGAAACAGATCGATACTAAAAGATCCTATCTATGATTTTTCTCCTGGCACTACAATTTTCTGTCCAGCTAAAGCCAATATTAATACTGCCTTATCAACCACTTCTGGAAGTTAATCATGGCTCTACCTAACATCTTAGAACAATTTGCCACATACAATTGTTTATTCACATTTTCCTGTGCTAGTCCAGCGCAGCTAAATTCTCAATCTTATCGCAGCGGTCAGTTGCCAAATGTAATTGTATCAAGTGGAGGCGGTGACGGTGCTGCCAGAGTTCAAACAGCCTACGGTGCTCCTGAATACTACATTGACAATGTTTCAATAACAAATTTTGTAGTGCCTACTAACGGCACAGGGTCAGGACCTTGGTCGAAACTTGAATTTGAACTATTTGAACCTTTCAGTATGGGACTGTTTCTTCAAAGCTGTCAAGCAGCCGCGGTGGAATCTGGATACAGGAGTTATCTTGATAATGCTGCCTATGTGTTGAGACTGGAATTTGTAGGTTGGACAGGCCCAGGATCTAGCATGACTGTAGGACCATTTAATTGGTTGGTAAAACTGATGAATGCAAATTTCACAGTCAACGAAGCTGGCAGTACCTACAAGATAGAATGCTTCCCCTACAATCATGTGGCACTATCTCAACAGATGAACAAAGTTTTTAACGACGTAAAACTTGTGGGAAAAAGCAGTAACGAAGTACTGGTTGATCATCCAGAATTCAGTTTGATATCTTTTTTAAACAAGAGAGAAGATCAACTTGTAAAAGATCAGAAAAAAACCTATCCGGACAAGTACAATATAGAATTTGTAGGAGATAATCCCTATGGCCGCAGTCCCGGCAATGACCT